AGGCGCCTTTGACAATTGTCCTTGGCGTTCCTCGAAAGTATCTTGGGGATTAAAGCTGAGCTCCGACCTGTTACCCGGGGTTCACACCCGGCGCACAGCGCGGCCGACCTATTATAATGCCGGGCAAGCGCGGCAGGAGGGGGGCTACCACTGGTCCTCACTGACGTTCAAAAACACGTTGTGCTTGATCGTCCAGGTGACCTCGAGTGGAATTATGCCGTCGTCGATCCCGCGGTCCCTCCAACGCGCGAGATCATCTTCAAATCTCAGTTGCTCAGCAACTGACACACCTGTCCGCATGGCGAAAACACCTCGCAATTCAGGGTTGACGGTACATGAGCTAGAGGCATGTATGTCTATCCCGTATTTGCGTATGTGCTCGCTGGCAAGCCATGGGAGTTCATTTCTCCTGACCAACTCATTGATGCGCCTTTTCAATTTAGATGGGTGGACCTCGGGTCGAAGCTGTTCAATGATAGCTTGGCACCACGGGCCTATGATGGGCGTCTCACGGTCGGTGTGGAGGTAGCTCAGGGCCTTGGCGAGGGCAAGTTCTTTGGCCGGGCCAGCACTGCAGGTGGTATGCAGTTTGGTCAGGGTCCTGAGAGGGTCTGAATAAGAAAGGAGTCCATTGGTGGTTTCGGCAAGATAACGGCCGCAGAATGAAGTCAACCCTATGTAATCATAGCAATCAATCTTCGGCTGGAGTCCGAACACCCACAAGAACTGCAAAGCTTCACGCACGATGTTGACATATTCGGATTTTACGCCGATAATGCCGTCGTCGCCCTCATGGAAGCTGGTCCACGCCTTGCGTGGAAGGTTACGTAGGCAGGCCCAAATCGCAAAGCGATTGAGCAAGCCATTACCGATTGAAGTGGTGAGGTCGCCACTTTGTCTGCCCCCCTTACGGTGATAGGAGGTGTCCATTCTTGAGATTCCTGTTGTTTGCATCATTAAATCGTACGCGCGGTGAACTTCGGGGAAAAGCTGTTTAGGGTAATTGGACAAGATGAATGTCCTTTCGACCTCAAGCATGTCTTGACTGATGGTCATGTCAAAACGTGCGAAGTCGATCTCGAAGAACGAGTCGTACTTAAGTAGACTTTCCATTCTTCGGTCCCGCGTCTTTAAATTTAACCCTTTGACGAGGAACGGAGCCTTGTGGGCATGCTTCTCCACGCTGGCGACAATCGGGCCCAGAACCACCATGAACTCGTCCTTTCGGGGGCTGATGTTCCGGGGGTCGGTTTGGTTTGTCGTCGTTTCTATTTTGAGGAAATTTGTCACGACCGCGTCCTTTGACCGGAGCATGGTAGGGCTGGCGAGGTTCCACTCGCGGGCGCGCTCCAGTTCGAATCGTCGGTTGGGCGGGTATCTCTTCGCCCACTTGTTGAAGTCCATTGGTTTCCACGCGTACCTCATCCAGTCCATCTCTGAGAGCTGCAAAAACTCGTGGGCCATCGCCTGTAAGGGCGAGATCCGTGATGTTTTCGAGTTTGGCACCGTGAAGATGGCGAGAGGCAGCCCTGAGGTATTTCCTGAAGGCCTCACCCATGTCGTGAACGTCTGGGGTGCATTGAACGGCAAAGTCAGCGAGAATGATGATGGCTTCAAACCGTGCACTACCAAGTGTCCGTTGGTGGAATTGGAAAGCGTCGAGCGACAGGGTGGTTTTGTATTGTGGATCGCGTAGAAACTCGAATGAGACTTTGTAGTCCGGTTCAAGCGCCAGAGTGACAAACCGTTGCTGAACGGTAGCATCTCCGACTCTAGTTTCGAAAGTGTGGATGGTGTTTCCTGGGGGTATATGACGATCGTCCCAAGCGACGGTGTGCCCTTCGCAGGCACGGCAACGACAACCGAGGTAGTCGACATCCCATTTCCCTGGTTCATTGACCTCTTCACAAGCTCCGCAACATCGTCGGCGAGGTCGCACATTGTTTCCATTTTGCGGGGCTTGGGGATTGGGGACGGGCTGAGGATTGCCTTGTACCCCAACTGCGCCAGCCTGGGCAGGAGCAGCTGCGGCGACAATGGGTGCCCCGGGTTGTTGGTTGGGGACACGATTGCAGACACAGGGATCTTGCGCACAGATGAGACAAGCGGGTTGGGGACCGGGACCGTGTTGAGGACCCGGGTTTCCAGGCTGGCCACCATGTTGGTTTGGTTGGCCGCCGGGATTGCCAGGTTGGTTCGGGCCAGGGCCGGGAGGAGCACCCTGGCCCGCATTTGGAAAGGGCGGCCTTTGGGGTGCTGTCGTGGCGATCTGGACTCTGCGGTTGGGAACAATCATCGTATACTGGGGCACTCCTGCCACGATCCACTTCCACGGGAGAACTTTACGGACAGTCTTAGAGCGTTGAGCGAAGATGGTAAGGAAACTGTCAAAAGAGGACCCGCGTGGGAACATGGCGGTCAAATCATGTACGAGGCGTTGGTGAAAGTTGGGCTGAGCGGTAGTCAGCCGAGTACTCTGGGCCAGATTGGAGCACGCGTACTCATCGGAAAGTGAGCCGACGAGCAGGACAAGAATGTCAAGGTACTTAGTCTCGACGCGACAAGCGCCGAGTTTGGCCGTCAAATAACTCCGCATCGTGTTGGTGAATTTGACGTAATCTACGCGAGGGTGGAGCGCCATGGCAGCCCCCACGGTGACGAGAACACAAATGGGCACACGTTCAGTCCCGAATGTACCACGAACAACGACGTCCTCACCGTCAATTACGAGGGTGGCGCCGTGAACGGATGGCAGCTCGGGATTGTACCAGACGTGGACGCCTGGTCGGTGGGTGATGAAATGGTATTCACCACAGTCGTGCACCTCAATGGCTCTAAGGCTAGTGTAGATGATCTCGTCTTTGCGTTCCCCTTTGATGATGGCAGGGAGGGGAATCGTAGTCAAAGCAGGTTGGGTGTTGAGAAAAACGTGAATCCCACTGTCACACCCGTTCGGGGTGGTACACGCACGTCCCTCGCAGGTATGATAACCAGCTTGGAACGCATCGCGCAGTCTAGGAACGCCATAATTCTCAACAACAGCCAGAAGGTCCTCGACGTTGTCGTCGAGGCCGGTAAGGTCGATTCGCAGCCCGAGAATAAAATCGTTGGTGGTGGTCTCCACATTAAAGGACCGTCTGGAGTAAACAAGTCCACGATAGATGACAGCTGCGCCATAAACTCCGGCTACTGCACCATACCACCTGGCTAATTGCCAACTGATCTTATTCATTGAAAGCACTGTAAGCAACGTTCCAATCGTCCGATGGGCGGTCCTGATCCGTGATTCGGGTGCAGGCATGCCATTTGGAAGGTCCAAAATAACCCTCGTACTTCCTAAGCATTTCCAAGCTAGAAGAAGCATCGTGAGTGCCGGGCAGTCTTCGAAAGCCCCCAGCCACTCCCCAACGGACAAGAGAATTGTAGATGTCGCTGTCAGTACTTCCGGGCGCGCCAAGTTCGCTAAATTGAGCGTGGTGACCACTCCCAAAGCGGATGTGCGCCGAAATTCCTGTTGTACGCGCCGACTGAACACCTCCAGTACGTCGGTGGATGTTATCAAGTCGTAAAAGTGCGAAAGAGTCGCACCCGCCCGGCTGATGGATGATGTCAGCGGCGCACCTAGGGGCTGCAATGATTCGCCCAATACTCTGGCGGATCTGGCGGCAGAACGAGCGACAAATGTGGCACCCGAGCGTATATTGGCCTCTAACTCTGGACCATGACTCGTAATCGACGCAGCTGCACGATAGATTTGATCTTGAGCAGCGCGGAGCGAGTGGTGACCATGAAGCTGAGCCTCTGTAGCCGCATTGTAAGCGAGGCGCCGGAATGTATCCGCCATCGGCGCGAGTGGAGCCATTTCGTCCATGATCCAAGATGTGTCGGGCAACCCGGCAAGGCGGGCACGTGCCGCGTCTGCAACGAGTTGATGCGCGACAAGCCAATTCGGATCCACATAGACGTAAGGCGACCACCGGAATTCTGGCCTGGTAGCCAAGTTGTATCGCTCTGTCAAGGCCCACCCAAGATGGGCCGAGATTCTCTGGAGTGGTGATGAAACACGCACATCCAGGTCGTGGGAAAAGGCGGCATCCCACAGTCTGATCCTCCCCGCAACCCCGAATAACGTGTCCATCGTTATTCGTCAAAGGGGACGTCGTGTCCGTTCCAACAGATGTGTTGCGCAAGGCTGTAGGCCCGCTGAAGGAACCTAAGTCGCTCACGCTCGACAACGCGTTGGTTAAGTCGCTGCAGAGCGACTCTAGTGGACTCGGCGACCTCGGCCTCGGTGGCGGCGTCGGGGCGCTCGAGTGGATAAGACTCGAGCCTTGCGACGACGGCCTCTTGGCGCGCAATGAGCGCACGGTAGTGGACGTGGTTGCACGTACACCCTCCGCGCGTATTGCGGCCAAAATCCTTCTGCGACTCTCTGAAGGTACTCGTCTTGAGATTCGGCGAGTGCGCCGTATGCTATGCAGATACGCTGCACGAACTGCGCCACGTCCTTGAGAACGGGATGTGGGCGCCGTATCGTTGAGTAGTTGCGTTCTGAGGCAGGGACGAACCAAGGTTCAGGCGAGAGCGGGTAGGGGTCGCAGTAACCGGGGCTGAGTGGGTTGTTGGACCTGCTGAGTAACTCAGCAGCAGCGTCTCGTATGTCGCGGATAGCGTTGTTCACCGGACTCAACTCAGAGGTGTAGTCGGGGTAATGATCGCTGTGAAAGCACGACGTACGGGGTGCGAACTCGTGCAGGAACTCCGTGGCTGTTATGCTGGAAGTGATGGCACGAGCAAAAGCGGCTTTCTCGAGTTCGGTAGTCAGGGTGGAACCGTGCTGTTTTCTAGAGCCAGACCGCAAGGTTACTGGTTAGTGTCAACGGTAAGTCGAACGAGAGGAAGCTGGGGGGGTTAACGGGCCAGTGGTGTCCTGGTCCGGAGCTGGTCGCACAGGCAGGCCTTCCGAGCACTGCAAGCACTACTTTATTTTTTAACGTGGT